TAACGGATGGCAATATGTGGCGTTTTTTCTATGCCATATATTGCGTGTTACCAACTGGCGCGGATTATTAACAATTAAAATTTAAATATATGCAGTACGATAGCAAAGCTGATACTCTACAGCACATTAAAAGAGTGAATGAACTTTTACTTACAGCAGTAAGCGAGTTATTAATTAGGGCAGGAAAGCACGATAGTTCAAAACTTGAAAGCCCTGAAAAGGAATTATTTGATGAATACACCCCAAAACTAAAAGATTGCACTTATGGAAGTGATGAGTACAAAGAATTTTTGAAGGGATTGAAAGTGGCACTTGACCACCATTATGCAAACAACAGCCACCACCCAGAGCATTATGAAAAGGGTGTGAATGGATTTGACTTGTTTGATTTGGTAGAAATGCTATTTGACTGGAAAGCAGCAACCGAAAGACACGCTGATGGTGATATACGCAAATCCATTGGGATTAATAAGGAGCGATTTAATATATCCGAACAGCTTTGCGACATATTCCGCAATACCGTTGATAGAATGGGTTGGTAGTACTAAGAAATAAGCACAATAAGACTTAATACAAAACGATTGTAAAACAGTGAAAAATGAATAAAAGCGAAATAAAAAAGCAATAGAATACATATCTGATAGACTTTAATATGGGAACAAATAAAAACATGAAACCGAAAACAGTGAAATCATTTTTAAAGATGTGTATTGCTATTTGTGATACAGATAGAAATGATTTGAGAGGTATAAATAGATTATCAGAAGATGATTATATGATACTTGGAAATATAAGGGCGGGGATTCAAAATGATTTAGGGGAGAATGATCACTTACTTGGATATTATAATTTGAAAAGAGAGAATTGAAAAACAGTGAAAATATAGCTAATAACGTTGACCTTTACTTAAAAGGCAGTCTGTAATATTAAATATCATGAACGAAGCACAAAAGAAAAAGCGAAGCGATGGATAAAAATTTATTTGGTGAAGATATTACGCACGTAGGCACACTAAGGGAAAGATACGGAGAAGTACCTGTATCTATTTTAGATACCACAACTAAGCATTGGATTGCTAGAAAAAACAAGTGGCTTTCGTTAGGTATTAAAAGCGAGGAAAATAGAGTTATACATAAACCTTTTTCTAAAAATTGTGCTAAATTTCAAGGCGGCAGGGAATCACACAAACATGTTAGTGTATTTGATGCAACACTTACCGAATTGATGTATAAATGGTTTTGCCCATCCAATTCAGAAATACTAGACCCTTTTGCAGGTGGAAGTGTAAGGGGAATTATTGCAAATTATCTAGGGCATAAATACACAGGAGTTGAGTTAAGAAATGAGCAGGTTGAAAGTAATAGGCAGCAAGGACTGGATATTTTAGATGTGAATAATCAACCACAATGGTTAGTTGGCGATAGTGAAGATTTGATAAGTGAACTACAACCTAAATATGACATGATATTTAGTTGCCCCCCTTATTTTAACCTTGAAATTTACTCTAAGTTACCTGATGATTTAAGCAATATGAATTATGACCAATTTAAAATAAAATATAAAAGTATAATTGAAAAATCTTGTGATAAATTAAAAGATAACTCATTCGCTATTTTTGTTGTTGGCGAAGTCCGTGATAAAAATGGTTATTATTTAGATTTTGTCGGGTATACAAAGCGTTGTTTTATGGAATATGGCTTAGTATTTTACAATGAAATGATATTAAAAAATAATATAGGCAGTGCGGCAATTAGAGTTCCTGTAATATTTGAAAGGAATAGGAAAATAGTCAAAGTACATCAAAATGTATTGGTATTTAAAAAAATGGCTTTGAAAAAGCCAAAGAGGGAAGGGGGAAATATTAAAAATTAATTGCAGGTAACTAAGAAATAAACACAGCAAGACTTAATACGAAACGATTGTAAAACAGTAAGTTAATATTAAATAATCATGAACGAAGCACAATTAATAAAAATTGCCAAGTCTGGATTCCCAAAGCACGTGCAGTTGTCTATAAAATTTAATAATTGCAAAATACACCACCATTGTGGAGTTTATAGGCTTTATGATAAAGATGTGGATTTTGTACTAATGATTCCACGAGAATATTATTTGGCAATTTTCATAGGTGCAGATAATTTCATTCAGATTACTTGCGACAGAAGAGCATTCAACCACTATGCAGCTATTAAAATGATGGAAAGTTTAGGATTGGTTTAATCAATATTAACGTATAGAATATAGTAAGGAGGAACAATAATGTATAATTCAGCACAAAAGAAAGTAGCCGATCATCCAAATATAACTCTGGAAAAGTTAGAAACAATGGAGAACTCAAAACGCTTAACAGGCAAAACAGTAAATTTATTCCAACCTGATATGAGATTATCAGCATAGGAACGCAACCAAGCGAAAGAAGGTATTGACCGGATGATAAATTGTCCGGTTTTTCTTTTCCATCAAATTGACTTAATTTTGATTGAAATATAAAGTGTTAGAAAATGCCAGCTAAGAAGAGAAGTAAGTTCGATCGCCAAAGAGATAATGAATTAGTTGCTAGGTGGTACACATTCGGATATTCCATTCAAAAAGTAACAAATAAACTCAATGAACACAACGAATCCTTGGCAAATCCATACACTCTTAGTTTCCAACAAGTAGCAAAAGATATTATAATTCTTAGAAAAATGCTTGTTAATAGGACCGATAAAATGATGGATCATTACGTTGCAACTGAAATGGAGAAGTTGAGACATCTTGAATTTGAAGTCATGGAGCAATGGGAAAAATCCAAAGAAGATTTAACCAGGAAGAAGTATAAAAACACGACTGATGATAAAATTGATGAAACAAAAATAACTGAGATTGAAATTCAAACGAAATTGGCCGACACAAAGTATATTGATCTTCTTCTCAAGATAGGTGAGAGAAAAGACAAATTACTCGGTATTGAAACCAATATCAACTTAAATGCAAATGTAAATGTCTCGAAAGGTCAGATAGTTTATAAACCAGTTGATTAATGGAAGTTGATGCCAGGTTATTCAATCCGGTGTATTGGCATATTAAACAAGCCATGGATAATCCGGATATCAGATTCATTTATGTCATGGGTGGATCTTCAGCATCGAAAACTTATTCCATCGTTCAAAACATAATCTTTGACACTTACGAATCTCACAACAGCACACTTGTACTTAGGAAGCATTCAACCGAGATTGATGATTCGGTTTACCGGGATTTCAAGACCATCATCAAACCGATTGAGCCACCTATATTCAAAGCATTATCTAAGAACATTAAACTTGGCAATGACTGCAATATCCGTTTTAAAGGAATGGATTACAGTGAGAAGGTTAAGGGTATTTCAGACTTCCAGAGGGTTTATTTGAATGAGATATCCAGTTTTAACCATACAGACTACAAAGAGATAAGAAGAAGATTGAGAGGTAGGGAGGGTCAACAAATCATTGCTGACTGGAACCCGATATCAAAAAATCATTGGATGAAAAAAAAGGTAATCGATAAAGAAACCTGGATTGATCAACCAAAATCTATTGAAGGAATTAAGTATTCAGAACTTCATGAAGATAGTTATGTTAAGATAAACGAAACCGGAAATGCAATTCTTATCAAAACCACATACAAAGATAATTACTGGATTGTTGGTCATCCGGTTCATGAAGATATAGGCAGAGTGGACCATCATACACTTCAGGAGTTTAAGGATATGGAGAGGGACAGCCCGGATGACTTCACGGTGTATGGTCTTGGTGAATGGGGTACCATTTCAAGTAGATTGATATTTACGAACTGGAAAGAGATTGATGGAATCCCTCTTGGTTGTAAAAGATTACCATCAGGATTAGACTTTGGTTTTTCTCCAGATCCAACAACATTGATTGATGTTTATACCAAAAACACAGAGAATGGTAAGATAATTATACTGGATGAAAGGATATTTGAAACAGGACTCACTAATGTTAAGACAGGAAATCCACTTGAGAAAACCATTCAGGGTAGCTTAGAAAAGCTTGGTTTTAACGGTAATGATATAATCATATGTGATACTGAAAATAAGTCAGTAAGGGAGCTTAGAAATGCTGGTTTTAATGCATGGGAAGCCAGAAAAGGACCTGGTTCAATCATGCAGGGTATTAAGCTGATGAAAAGTTATTTTATCTGTATTACAAAAAACTCTGTAAATTTGATACGTGAATTTGAAGAATACAAACGTAAAATTGACAAACATGGTACTATCTTACCTGAACCAATTGATGATGATAATCATGGCATCGATGCAGTTAGATATGTGTTCTTAATGAAAAATAAACTTTGGTCATGAGTAAATTTAAAGAGTATATCAAACAAAGATGGTTCAGTGAAGAACAGAAACAAGTCAACAAAGGAGATACTTTAAGAGATAACAGGTTCAGATTATCCCCGATATGGGACATAAATGAATTCAATCCGAGGTCAAAAACAGGACTTGAAAACATTTACAACAATCTAGGATCCATTAAGTCAATCATTGATATAAAATCACAAGCACACGCAACGGTTAAATTCAAGGTGAGAGATTTAGCAACTAACGATCTTCTAACACCTGAAACAGTACCAAGCGGACAAAAAGAAGCTTATTTCAAGTTGATAAGTCTACTGGATAACCCTAATCCACATCAAAGTACTTTCGAATGGTTAAGGCAAAACAATACTTATCTCTCTGTATTTGGTGATTCGTTCATGTATGCTTCTCTTCCTGTCGGTTTTAAGATGGACCTGATGAATGTTAAAGTTCTGAACAATGTTCCTTCACAATATATGACTCCAGTTCTTACAGGAATGTATTTTGATGCTGATGAAATGTCAAAGATTATTTCAAAGTACAAATTTGAAATGGGTCAGAATAAGAGAATCTTTGAAACTGAAAGTATATTACAGAGGAATGATGTTAATATCACCTTCAAAAATGACTCCAGGGTATCAGGCCGGTCAAGATTACTTGCATTAAGAAAAGAGATACAGAATATTGCAATGTCTCTTGAGAGCCGTAATAAGATCGGTAAAAGGAGAGGACCAATTGGAGTATTTACCGGTGGTTTGAAAAGTGGTGGTGATGTGTATCCATTATTGAAGGAAGATTATGAGGAAGCTCAGGAAGATTTTAAACAATTCGGAACGCTTGATGAACAGAACAGTTTTGTTCTCACAAGACAACCATTTGAATTCCAAAAGGTAGGTTACAACGCAAATGAACTTGGATTATTTGAAGAGATCCAAACCGATGTAATGCAGTCAGCTCACATGTATGGGGTTCCGGAACTACTGGTTAAACTGTACAGACAAGGTGCAACATTTGAAAATCAGAAGCAAGCATTCAGAGCAATGTTTGAGAATACTATCATACCGGAAAGTGATGATTTCTTGATTGGGTTTAACAATTGGTTGAATCTGAAAGAATATGGAATGAAGCTGGAAGGTAGTTTTGATCACATCAAAGCACTTCAGGAAAATATCAAGGAAGAATCCGAAAGAAAGAAAACTGATTCAACCAGGATGAAAGAAATGTTCCTCACTGATGGGTGTACTTATAACGAATGGAGAGCTGCTGTTGAGATGCAACCAGATAAAGTTGATGGTGAAAAAAGGTTCTCTGAATTAAGCACTGAACAACAGATATTAATTCTTGGGGATACCCCTGAAAAATAAAATATTGTATAGTATAACCATTTTGATATACTTTTGTAAGTATGAAAAAGCCGTTACCGAAACATATTCAAGAAGAGATGGATAAGAAAAAGAAACTTCTTGATGACAAGAAACTTGTAAAAAAATGATCTTTCTGATTAAAATATTGATTGTGGCTAGTATTAGTTTAGCGGCTAATATAACTGGAGGTATAACAACTGCACCTCCTGCCACAATTATAATCAAAGCGGTTGATTATCAAAAAGCAGTTGTAATGAAAGAAGTTTGGAGGGATGTTATCAATTATTCCGGATTATATCAAGTTAGTAATACCGGGAATGTAAGAAGTATTGACAGATGTGTTAAGCATAGTAGAAATGGACACATAAATATCAAGGGTCAGTTAATCAAACAGAGAATCAATAACAGAGGGTATTATTCATTATCCTTATGTAAAGATGGTAAATACAAACACTGTGTGGTTCATAAATTAGTAGCAGAATCATTCATAAAAAATAACAGTAATAAACCATTTATTAATCACAAGGATGGTAATAAATTAAACAACCTGTTTAGTAATCTTGAATGGTGTACTTGCTCAGAAAACAATCAACATGCTTATGATGTAAAGCTTAAGATTGGTGCAGGTTTTGGTAAATTAGGTAAGGATAATCCATCGAGTAAGCCAGTTTTACAGATTGATAAGATTACCGGTAAGATTATAAGAGAGTTTGATTCATTACATGATGTACAAAGAGAGTTAGGTTATAAAGTAACCAATCTCTCAGCAGCATGCAGGGGAATAGTAAAAACAAGTAATGGATTCATGTGGAATTTTAAATAGTATATCATGATTATAGATGAGAGCAAATTCGGATCAAAAAAAGAATTATTCAATTTCTTAATTGCAAATAAGGAAACTTTAATTGCTCAGAAGAAAGCGGAAAAGAAACTTGCTGATATATGTACAACAAGTTCATTGCTTTTTGATAGCAAAGGTGAGGTATTGAAAGCGAATGAACCTTTTATTCCTGATTCTGATAAATTCAAAACAAGAGTTATTATAAATACAACCAACTTATATGATTCCCATAGAGATGTTCATCTTAAAGGTATTTGGAATAAAACCCTTAAGGAAAACAGGAATATGATGCATCTACAGGAACATGAATCAAGAAAATTCTCTCATATAATCTCTGATGGTCCAGATCTTGAAGCATTTGTTAAGACCTATACGTGGAGCGAACTTGGTTATCCTGAATATAAAGGTAACACTGAAGGATTAACTTTTGATTCACTGATAAGACAAAAGAGAAATGAATTCATGTTTGATCAATATTCAAACGGATGGGTCAAAATGCACAGTGTTGGTATGTATTATATCAAGATGATATTGGGTATTAATGATGATTCATACGGTGCTGAATTCGAAGCATGGGAAAAGTATTCAACTGAAATCGTTAATCTTGATGACGCTGAGAAATTTGGTTATGCCTGGTTTATTAAAGAAGCCAAAGCAATTGAAGGTTCAGCAGTTCCAAATGGAAGTAATTTTGCAACCCCAACTTTAGATAATAATATGAAATTTGAGCCGTTCACGAACACTCATAAGGAGCCGTTAAGCGACACTCCAGTTGATTATAACAAGTTGGCTGAAAACTATAAATCATTTAATTAAAAACGAAGTAAAGATGAAATTAGGAAAAATTTTATTCGGATTTGGTAAACGACACAGATATTTTCTGATCCCGTTGTTTGCCTTTTTAGCGTTTGTTGTTGCTCCTTACATGGGTTTTGGCGCCATTGAAGGTGGCTTTATGGCTACTGGTGCTACTGCTGTCACTTTCACTGAAGGTGAAGTGAAGCTCATGAAAACAATCAAGGATGACAATAAATCGATGTTGACAAAGGAATTTGCCGACTTTAAGATTGAGATTGATAAACTCGTTAATGAAAAACGGGAAGGTGTGTTAACTCAGGAGGATTTTGATAAATCTGTCAATGATTGGGAAGCGAAGTTGAAGAAATCCAATGAGGATATGTTTGCAGCTTATGACAAGCGACAAACTGAACTCTCAGAAGCTTTGAAGATTCAAGGTGAAAAGATGCAGGAGATATTGGATAAGAAGATCAAAGGAACAGATATGAAGTCATTGAAAGATGCTATTGCTGAGTTCTGCGAGTCTGATGATTTCAAGAATGCTTCAAGTAAAGGTTTCGGAATGGGTTATTCTGCTAAGATGGAAATTGATAGAAAAACTGTATCAATCACCAGTGATTATGGTGCTACACGTGCATTGATTACCACCGGGGTTGACAGAGTTCTGGACCATCCTCAAGTAGTAAGGCTTAATATTCGTGATCTTATACCTAACTCACCAATTGATACACATCAGTTAGCATTCCTGGAAGTTTATTCATGGGATAGAAACGCTGATGTTCTTGCTGAGAATGGAACGCTTGCGGACACTACATTCAAAATGCAAGAAAGTACTGTTGTAGCCAAAAGAATCGGACATGCTGTACCAATTTCTAAGAATGTAATGAAGTCAGTACCGTTTATTTCAACACATTTATCACAGAGATTGCCAGCGATGGTTCGTTATGTTGAGGACTTCCAATTACTATTTGGTGATGGAGCCGGGAATAACGTTCAGGGATTGTTTGATGTTGTTGAAGATTTTGCAACCAGAATTAATACTCAAACAACAGGTGCAGCCGCATCAGTTTCTTCCGTTGCCACTTATGATGGTGGTGCAAAAGCTAAGATTACATTTGCAGCTAATCAGGTAATTGATAATGGTAGCAAGATTACAATTGCCAATGCTACCGAAGCCACTTATAACGGTACACATGATGTAACAGTTATTGATCCTAAGCATATTTTGATCGACCTTACCTACGTAGCTGAGGCTGATACAAGTGCATGGACGTTCACAGTTGCTAACCGATGGAAAACTAATGTTGCAGCCGCTCAGGAAGCTGATGTTCTAAGAGTTGCATTGTCACTTGTTACTGTTGGTGAATACTCAGCAAACGGTATTGTTCTGAACCCTCAAGATGCAGCAGCAATTGAATTACTGAAAGGCAATGATGAACATTACATTGGAGTTAAGAGATCAGATAATGGCATCTTGATGATTGGTGGTGTTCCTGTTGTTGAAACTACTGCAATGCCGGCCGGTAAATTTATGGTTGGTGATTGGGCGCTTGGATGTGGTGTATATTGGTTTGAAGACCTGACACTTGAATTTGCTGAAGATGTTGATACTAAGAAGAAGAATGAGATTGTTGCAATTGTACAAGAGCAACTGTTATTCCCAATCTTCAACCAGTACATGTTTATCAGTGGTTCATTTACTACAGCAATCAATGCTATTAACGAAGTATAAGGAGGTATCATGAAAAAGTTTATTGTTCTTATCGTATCGGTAATGATTGCCGCATGTGGATTCTCACAGGATTATGTTGAGATCGAAGCTAATGACACTATCAATGGTTCCGGTATTGTATTCCAGGAACTTGATATTAAACTCAAAGACAATAATGTCTATGGCTATGCAGGTTATGTTGATAATATTGGACTCAATTCAAATGACACAGTTTATGTGAGTTTGTTTGGTTCGAATGATCAGGTTGTCTGGGCTAAATTAACAACAGCAGATTCAATTATAATTGCACCATCCACAGGGGTTGCAGTGGTTCACCTTATATCGGGTACAACTACTCCATTCCTTTATTATAAACGTAGATTCAATAGTATCTCTACGGATACGGTGGTTGTAAGAAATGATTGGGTTTTAAAATAAGTAATTATGGAAACACTGGTTATCAAGGGAAATGCAAAAGCTGTCAGAATTATTCGTGAGCGTGGAAGGTTGTTGGTTGCAAGAGGTTCAATTCGGTATTTTGAAGGTGCTGATGATACTGAACTAAAAGCTGAGATTAAAGATATCAAGGCTAAATTGGAAGAGAAAACAACTGAAAACGGTAAACTAAAAGCTGAGATTAAGAAATTAAAAACAGCTGGTAAGAAGACAGAAAAATAGGTTAATCAATGGCAAATTTAGTAGACAACTTATATTTTATTAACGACATCTCTATTCCTAACCTGGATAGAACAGGTGAAGATTCAACCCTTAATGCTTTGATTAAGAAGTATCAGGAAGATATATTGATTAAGTTGATGGGATATGAGTTGTATTCGCTATATATTGCCGCAACCGATACTGGTAGATTTGCAGCTATAACGAATGGTGCAGAGTTCACATTTGCTTTTAATGGAAGGACTGTTAAGAGAAAATGGAAAGGTTTAGTCAATGATGACAGAGAATCTTTAATTGCATATTACGTTTATGTTTACTGGTTGAAGAAAATTCAAACAGTAACTACCGGAATTGGTGAGATGGACCCGGATACCCTTGTTGGTGATAGGGTTATTTCAGTTGATAAGTATGTTGAAGCGTACAATGAAGTTGTAAAATTGGGTGGTGATATCCATTATGTGAATAATGAAAGTTATTATCATCCGTGTCAGTTTGATATTTATGATCAATCAACCTATGTATACTTTAACGATCAGCCTAGTTTGTATAATTACCTGGTTAATAATCTGAGTGATTTCCCTGAATGGGAATTTACACCCTTAAAAAGAATAAATGTATACGGTTTCTGATGTCATAGTGTATAGAGATGTTTTCTCTGAGATTATTGGTAATATCCGGGAAACCGGAGATGCCAGTAATTCAGCTATATCAGGTGGTAACACAACCATTACTGATGAAAACACCTTTATTGATGGTGATATCGTTGATATTGATGGTACAGATTACAAAGTAGTATCAGCAACAAGTAGTGCGTTTATTGTTCCGGGTGAACTCTCAGATTTAACAACATGGACTGCGTTATCTCCTTACTTTATTGATGAACCAATCAAGAAATTGGCTGAGACATTGATGAGGAAAGACGGTAAAACCGAAAACTTCAAATATCAGAAGTATCCCTTTATTGCTTTGATATATGATATCAATGAGAATCGGAACGTTCAACAGGATTATGCTATTGCAACATTCAGGTTTATTATTGGTATGTATACTGATAAGAATTACAATTCTGAGGAACGTATTGAGAATGTTTTCAAGACTCGCTTGTATCCAATTTACCAGGACTTTTTGAATGAAATAATTACAAGTGGTTATTTTGATATCGAAAACAATATTATTCCGCATGTTAAGACAGATAGATTGTATTGGGGTTTAACACCGAGTACAGCCGCAAAACAATTGGGAGATTTTGTTGATGCTATTGAGATAACCAATATGACCTTAAAAGTATTAGAAAAACAGTGTTTACCTTAAAATAAAAACCATGGGACAAGAATTTTGTGCAGCAGATTTACCAGGTGGATTCAATCAGGATTGTATTAAACCACCTGCACCCGTAAAAGGGTTAGGTATATTAACCAAGGGTATTACTTTTAGTGCCTTGAGTGATATTTTAAATAAGATCACTTGGAAAACTAAGATCCAACAGTCGCTGACTGCTTTCTATATTCCGGTGTTGAGTTATGAAGTGACTTCAACAGCACCAAACAATGAAGAAAGTACATCAGGACAAAAGGAAATAACAAAAATTAATCCACCGAGTGCAACATTCTTTGTTGACACCGGCCTTTGTAATTTCAATGAAATGAAGAAGGTTTTTGACGGTGGTGATTATGATGTTGTATTATTCCTACAGGATGGATCAATGATGTTTTATGAGGGAGAAGCGAGTTTATTTGGTGGTTTTACTGCCAATATTACAGCAGGTGGTAATCAGTTACCAATGCCTGATTCAAAAGCTCAATCATTCCCGATTTACATTAACTACGAAGACAGAGATCAATTCACAACATCCAGATTAGCTAAGCCAATTTGGAACCCGTTGAAAACTTTGAAGACTTACCTTCCTGATGGTTATAATATGACTATCAAAACAGCACTTGTTATTGCAACAAGTACTGTTATTGTTTGGGTAAGAAAGAGATGCGGTGCTGTTGTAACCGGACTTGCAACGGCTGATTTTGAAGTTTTATTCTCAAATGATCTCTCTGATGTTACTATTGCTGCAACTGATAATTCTGATGGGACTTATGATCTGTTAATTCAGAAAGAGGCCTCACCAGTAGATTTAGTTGCGGGTGATTATGTTGGATGCAGGGTTAAAGAACTGACAAGTTCAGTTGTTGATGCTCTGAGTAATAAACTATTAGTGGAGGCTGAATAATGGGAAAATTAACACATTTACCGGTTGCGCTCACAAGGTTGAGTAAGCCGGACCTGAAAAAGTGGTTTGATAAGAAATTTCCAAATGAGAATCTTGAAGAGCATTACAAGAAAATGCAACTTCTGAAAGATCCTAAGTGGAAAGAGAAATAGCCACAGAAGGCCAATATTATAATAAAACAGATGGAAGGGGGGTGGAATAACCCCTCTTTTTTTTATCATGGACATAGTTGATTTTTACGAAAAATATAGAAATTTTAACATCATGGATCTCGCTGAGCAAATTGTCTATGACAACAGGGATATTCTGGTTAAGATGAACAAGGACCAATTGATTGAAGGTCAAAATACTCTTGGTGGTAAGATTAAGCCAAGTTACACATCAACTGATTATGCTGTGATGAAAAGCAAGATGAATAATTTAGCCGGTTTTTCAACCCCGGATTTATTATTGACAGGAGAGTTCTACAGAGGAATGGAAGCTATCGTTGAGTCGGGTGAATGGTTTATCACTTCTGATGATGAAAAGACCCCATTTTTAACTGATAAGTATGAGGATATATTCGGATTAACCGAGCAGTCTGAAAACTCTGTCAAACCTTTATTCACTGAATTATTAGTAAGAAAACATGCAACTATTTTTTCATAATAAAACAACTATATCAGCACGTAGATTTGCGAAGATCGTAGATGATGATAGGAAAGAGTTGGTCAAAAGGTTCTGGTTCCCTTGTCCTAAGAAGTTTCTTGAAAAGAAACATAATCAGCTGATCGAAGAGTATCATGATGCTTTTAATGGTGACCAGGTTAACCGAATGTATGATTATTTGACTGACCAGTTGTATTTAGAGGCAACAATCAACTTATACAGGATTATTTATTGGGGATTGGTAATCAGGAATGATGAAAGGTGTCGAAAGGAATTCGAAGAGGAATTAGGGTTTGAGCCTGAAAATAAGGAGCATATTGAATTCTTAGCCAAGGAGACAATGAAACTTGTATCTCAACACAAGGAAGCTCAGGAGAAAGAAAAACAAAGGTTGGAGAATCAGGCGGAAAAGAAGAAGGATACATTTTACACAACAGTGGCATCAACAGCTGTTATTTTAGCTATTCCGATTGATTTCAGTATTAAGTTGGTTGAATTTTATGCTTATTATATTCTGGCTTTAGACAAAGCTCAAAAAATAAACGAACATGGCAAAGATTAGTGAAGTATATTTTGACGATGTATTTAAGCAATTCAAGGATTTCGATGAAGGGATCCGGAAGAATTTTGAAAATACAATGGACATGATTGATGCCAGCAAGAAGCTGATTGAGGTCACTAATCAAATTGCAACCAGCAATAAATCAATGACTGACAAAAGAAAGGAATTGAATAAAGCTGAGACTGAATCAATGAAAATCACCAAGCAATTAAATGACTTGGATGATGATGTTGTTAAGGGAAAATTAAGACTTCAAAAGGCTAATGCTGACCAAAGGAAAGAACTGAAATTATTAATCGACCTTGAGACTAAGCAGGTTGGAACAATGGGTCATCTCCTTGCTGAAAACAGGAAGCTAAGAAAAGCCAAAGAAGATATTGTTATTACTGACCGTAAAGGAAGAAGGGCAGTTGCAAAAATCAATCAGACGATTGATAAGAATACCAAGATACTCAAGAGAAATTCTGATGCTTATGTGAAAACTAAGATGAACATCGGGAACTATAAGTCAGCTATAACTGGTTTAACCGGGGCTCTTGGAATTGGTCTTGGTGCAGCTGGTCTGGTTGCTGGATTCAGTAAGATACTAACATCATCAGCTGAACTTGATGACAATTTAGCTAACGTTAGAAAGACAACAGGATTAACAAATACTGAGGTAAGGAAACTATTTGATACGCTGACTAAGTTTGATACAAGAACTTCAATGGCCGGTCTTCTTGGAATTGCTGAAGCGGCTGGTAGAATGAATGTTGCCGGTTCTGACCTTGCTGCGTTTGTTGAGGTTGTGGATAAATCGTTTGTTGCATTGGGTGACACTTTAAAAGGAAGTGCATCAGATATTGCAACTCAATTAAGTAAAATATCAAATCAATTTGGATTAGAAGATGAATTCGGAGTATCTGAAGGAATCAACAGGTTTGGTAGTGTATTGAATGACCTTGGAGCGAAAACAAAAGCTACAGAAGGTCCTATTCTGGACTTCACAAATAGGTTGGTTGGTTTATCCAGAGTATTCCAATTGAATATCACTGATATCACAGCGCTTGGTGCACTATTCGATGAAACAGGTCAGGAAGTTTCAGTGAGCGGTACAGCAATCAGTCAGGTACTTTTAAAAATGGGTCAGGAGACTGTTACGTTTGCCAATATTGCAGGAATGTCAGTTAAGGATTTTGAGGACTTATTTAAAAGAGATGCCGTCGGTGCTTTAATTGCAGTATCGAAAGGTGTTAATGACACAGCAAGGGATAATCTTAAACTTGCTCAAACATTTGATGATATGCAACTTCAAGGCAAGAAAGTAGTCGGTACGCTTGGAACGCTTGCAAAGAACACTGAACGATTCACAGAGTTACAGTTACTTTCTAATGCAGCTTTAGAGTCCGGAACTTCATTGACTGATGAATTTAATATCAAGAATAATACTCTTGCGGCAAGTATTGATAAGCTATCTAAGAATTGGGAAGTGTTATTAACTGCAAGTGGTGATGGTACTAACGCAATTAAAGCATCGGTTGATTTCTTCAATGATACGATATTGAAATTTGCAAATCTTGATTTAATATTCACAAGATCTACTCAATTAACAGTTCTACAAATTAGTAGAACTTATGATTTGCTGTTGCAATTACAGGAAGAAAAAGGTAAGCAGTTCAGTATATTTGTCTCCAATTTAGAAAAGCATAACACAGCTTTCTTGAAGGAGAATGAAGAAACAAGTTTGAAGATTCTTAGTAACATAGGTTTCACAGCTGATGAATCAATAATGTTGCTTACTGAATTCTACACAAGAAGGGCTGAGGCAGAACGAGTAGATGCAAATGCAAGAATTGAACGACTAAAGAATCTGGGTAAAGAGATATTGGAACAAGAACGTTTAATAGAACTTGAACGGCTGGAACAAGCTGAAGCGCTACGGCAAGAAAGATTACTCCAAAATGCACTTGAAGAACAGGAAGACGATTTGGACATTGAACCATGGATGATGGAACCTTTGGAGTCTCAGAAGGAATCTCAGGACAAATCTTTAATGTCATTTGAAGATTACATATTCAGACTTACCCGGTTTAATGCTGACCGGTTTATTTGGTTGAAAGAACAAAATAAAGAAGTTGCAGATGATGAGATCAAGAATAGAGAAAGAGTGCTTCAACAAACCAAGTTCTTAGCTAAGGAAGGTTTTGATTCCATTCTTAGAATTGGAGATATCAGCAGAAATAAAGAATTAATATCTCTTGAAAAGCAGTTGGATTCACAGGCAATAACACAGGAAGCGTATGAACAGAAAGTTGCTGAGGTTAAGTTAAGACAAGCAAAAGCCGACAAAGCAAGAGCATTGTTCAATATTGCTATCCAGACATTTGAGAATATTAATGAATCATTCGGTAATCCAGGACTTGTTATTGCAGCCGCTGCACTGGGCGCTACAAGTGCAGCACTGGTATTAGCTGAGCCATTGCCGGAGTATTACAAAGGAACCAAGGATTCTAAAGAGGGTCCTGCATGGGTAGGTGAAGAAGGATGGGAATTAATGATTAACAAGAAAGGGCAAACATTCATTTCACCTGACAGACCAACATTGATGGATCTTGAGGGCGGTATGGAAATCATCCCTCATGAGGAATCAAAGAAGTTAATCGATGCAACTTATCAATTCCAATCACAAGACAATGGTCCGCTTCAAAAGGAAATCAGAAACGGAAACAAAGCTATCGTGAGAGCTATGAATAGGAGACATAATGATGAGGTTGCACGCAAGATTTCTGACCAAAAAGGGTTTGGAGGTTACATGAAAAAATTTGCATAATGAGTTTCAGATCAATAGCAGAATTGTACGCAGAGAATTCCGGTTATAAGAACCGGATTTTTAGGTTTACTCTACAGAATCCAACAGAAGGTGAATTGGTATTGATCCATGTTCCTGATGGATGGAAAAAAGGTGAGTTAACATTTGAGAGAAGTGAAAAGTACAATGGTGTTTTTTATGAATACTCAACCAATACGCTCATATTTCCCAAAGAAGGGAAGGATTATCTTGAAACCGTATTCGAGACTCAGGGCGTGAAAGCAGAATGTACAATATTGATAGAATACTTTGTGAAATCAACACTTAGTTATGCTGAGATATTTACGGGTAGAATTGATTTTGGAACTTACAGATTACTAGAGAGGGGAGTAAGGATACAGGTGATTGATGATTCATTTACCGAATCAGTGAGAACAAGAGATGATACTTTACTGGATCTTCTGAACACAAAGACAGTTGATGGTGCAAGTATAACACCATTCCCGGGGGTTGAGAATTTAACAATTGATCTTCCTGAATATCATATTAAAAATAAAGCGGTATGGGATAAGTCTGATTTGAATGAGTTCCTTGGAACAAGTTATCTGATTCCTATAAAGGTTGTTACATCAAATATAGATTGGGCTGTATCTCCAAGGGTGGGTACTTTTTTATCTAGTGATAATGCATTTATCAAAGAAATAACGGTTGATTCATATAGATTAAGATATGATATTGATGGCAAGATGACTCTCAATGGTGGTTCTCCACCATACGAGTTATATCTTAAGCTGAGAAGAATAAAAGCTGATGGTTCATTTACCGATGTAGATATTGATGATATTAGCGTTGTTGGAACCTCGTTCTTTTGGGAATTTAAAGGTGAGATTGATATCTCTGTCACCAATGCACCGGAAGATCATATATTGTACATATTCACCAATGGGGTTGTTATTGTCGCGGGCACATTTAACGCTGATGTCAGGTATGATACCATATTACCACAAATCGAAACAAGAGCATTTCCGATTTATGAAGCATTTTTGAGAGCTTTACAGAAAATAACAGGAGATGCTAACCCACTTTACAGCGCCAAATTCGGGCGCACAGATTCAGAGCTCACATCCTATGCCTCGGATGGTGAAAACATAGCCATTACAACAGGAACCAATATCAGAGATGCAAATGCCGGAAATATAGATAGTAAAATCAATACAACTCTTGCCGAATTGTATAGCGCAATGGAATCAAAGTTTCCATTATCTCTGAATATTGAGAAGATTGCCGGAGTTAATAAGGTCAGGATAGAAGATTTCGATTACGCTTATGATCCGGCTGTTGTTCTTGATATAAGTTCAAGAATCAGAGAACTATCAGTTGAGGTAGAAGTAATCCCCGGGAAACACTACAATGAAGTTCATGTTGGTTTCGCAACTTCTGAATCTGACAAAGAAGAAGGTTTGTATGAATTTAACAAAAGATCATCATGGTCTATTCCACTTGATAATTTCAAGAATGTACTTAAACTTGTGTCACAGATTCGTGGTGATACAATCGGAATGATAAAACTCAGAGATATATTGCCTGATGATACTCAGGATATCAAAGAGGATAATTCATCGTACATGATTGATTTATACAGGAATGGTTATCTGGACTTCAAAGCAAGAACAACAGAGGATATTATTGTTACCGGTAATCCGGAATTTGAACCATCCGAGACTTATAATCTGAGACTGACACCATCAAGAAGCGTGTTGAGACATTTGAGGAATATCAATTCAGGACTGATTCGTAATTCAGGAAGTTTCATACCTAAGATGACCAATGAGGGCGCTGATGATTTCTCAACCGATGTACCAACAGATACTGTATCGCTTAGTGAGAGGGAGTTGTATGGTAATAATCCAATATTATGGTATTACGAAATACCTATATTTTATCCTGAGAAGTTTATTGTTGAGGAATTTGAGTTCTTTTATGATGACATCATTGCATTGAGAGCGAATCCAAGAGGATTAATTAAACTATCCGATACCAAATATGGGTGGATATTATCGTTAACAACTAATCTGAGAGAAAAAAAAGCCAGTGGTGAGTTTCTAAGGTGTAACCTGGATGCAATTACCCCGGTGACCGTTCTTTATTTATCTGATTGGAGTGTTGGATTGGATAGTTGGTTTATATTTTCAGGTGCACCAACTCTTTCTGTTAGCGGTGCGAGGTTGACGGTATCAGCAATAGGAACCATCGAACATGAATTTGATACTATCCTTACAACCGGACAATCCTATAATTTAACAATAAAAGGCATTTCGGGTTATATGGTATTGGTTAAGATTGGGAACGATTCAATAATAGCATTAGCTCATAACTTTGCAACAGATGGTGATTATGAGGTATCTTTCACATGGAATCCTTCAGTTCCGAATGATGGGATAAGAATTAGTGATTCAACCGCGATAGTGTTAAGTGAAATAAAAATAACAAAAGACGTGTAGCATGGTAATAGTTTCAATAGCACAGAGTATTAGATTTTATTGGGATAATGACACTTCATTACCTAACATTGATAATCAACCTTACAGAACGGTTTTTAATAAGAATTACCGTCACAAGCCATTTTTCCAGAAGTACTATAATACCGACGAGGTAACAATTCAGGTTAAGTCAACCTCTGTTTTATCTGTTAATAATCCTGTAATGACGGCACATTTCCCGGATGGAAGTTCTTCTAATATTGCTATTGCGTGGAGTGTTGGAATTGGTAGTTCATTTTATTTTGAATTTGATATTGACTTTTCAACGTTTGCTTTCACTCATGTATGGTTTAAGATAGTTACAGTTGAAGATTCAGGTCAACCAGAAGAGGCAACATTTATTCATAAATCAAATGTGATCGAGATACTACCAAAAACAAGTCAATATCTGAGGTCGTTACAGTGGAGTAATTCAGAGAATGAATTTGAAGTTATTTACAATAATGATATTGAGCACAGAATGAGAATCCCTGGTTCAATTGAGTTAGGTGATCCGGCTGGGGATCAGGAAACGTATGATAATCTTGATGAAGTTGTGAATCTACTGGATGAGGTGAAAAGAATAATGGAATTTGAAACTGAGTTTGTTCCGGACATGGTTGCTGAGCAGATAAGAATAGCAATTGCACATGACCAATTCTTTATTGATGAGGTTCAGTACACAAGAACCTCGTTGCCTCAATACATAAATGGTGAAAACACAAATTTAAAAGCAGTAAAAGCGGAATTAGCACAGAAAAGTATAATAGGACTCAATACCCATGATAGCGGTTATGAATGTCCTGAAATTGATGAAAACATGGATATTGTATTAGAAAAAACAGGTGCAACCGGTGACTTCTCAGATTGGATTGTTAGTGATGGTTATTTAGCTGGATATTTAACATTAATACTCAGGGGTGGTAGTAACATTATTATTGATATCGGAACAACACCAGCTGGTACAGATGTGCTGAATCAACTCAGATTAACTACAACTGATTTTGCTGAGACAATTGATTTAACAAGGGCTCTTGGTGCTGATGGTGATCAAACGTTATATGTATCTATTGCGGGTGGTTCACCAGAAGTTGATTTTAAATTAATAACCTTTAAAAACAAGCAATAATGAAGAACATTCTAGTGATAATTCTAATCCTGATTTCAACAATCGGGATTTCTCAACAAAGCAGGGTTGACACTAAAGGATTAATTGTAACTGAGTATATGATTTACCAGGAGGATACAATTGATTTCTCTTTGATTGATGACACAACTCTTTTTATTCAGTTTAATCCCGACACGGTTACACCTTATGGAGAAGGGAGAATATTCTATGATTCAACCAATAAGATAGTCGGATTGTACAACGATATTTCAGATGTTACTTTACAACTTGGAAGAGAGTTGTGGTTGAGGGCATATAATCCTACAGGGGGAGATTTCCCGAATGGATCGGTAGTTTATATTGACTCAGCTTATCAAGGCAGACCTACAATTCATTTAGCCAAGGCTGACGTAGATACAACCGTCAATAATGTTATCGGGGTTACTACTCATGTAATTGGTGCAGGGGAAGAGGGGGAAGTATGTACATTCGGTTTGGTTAGAGGGCTAAATACTTCTAGTTTGGATGTCCGGGATGAATTATTTGTTTCTGCTTCAACTGCCGGAGAATATACCAACTCAAGACCAGTATACCCGAATTACCTGATTAAAATTGCCAGTGTTGCCAAAGTTGATGCTTCGGATGGATGGATATTTGTGAACAAGACGGGTGTTCCGGATGATATAACCATCAATGCTTTTAATGGTGCATTCCTGGAGTCTTTTGATTATCGAACAGCAGTTACAGCAGGAGCAATAAAAGGATACATTGAAAGGTCTGGGGGAGGTGATCTGACTATGAATTTCAGTGATGGTTTTTCTTATTTGGATTGTACACCGGCTGATACAATTACTCTTACCGCGGGAACTGATGTTGTTCCAGTCACCAATTATGTTTACGTACCGAAATCAACGAAGGTTTTAACGCTATCAACTTCTAGTTGGCCAACAACGGAGCATATCAAAGTGGCTGAACTTGTATTGCAATCCATCGCTACTACAGCGACTGATTCAGCGCTAAGAAATCAGAACTGGAACGATCACTTAGCAGGGTCAAATGGCATGGGCCACATGCAGCATATTTCAGAAAGGATAAGGCAACTGGATTCTGATTGGAACACGGGAGTTTTATTGAGTTCCAATATTGTAGGTGCCTCGAGTCCAGATGATGTTTACGTATCGACCACGGAAGGGAAGGTGTATCAGATGCACTTACAAACCTTCCCGGCAATGGATATGTCCACCGGGGATGACGTTCATGTGGTAAATGATTTCACGGCTCCGTATAAAACGGTGACGAACTTGAACACGGAATTGACTGATGCTGATAATTCATCCCTATCAGGAAGGCACTTTTCCTTTGTTTTTTGGGGTGTTTGTAATAAGACTGGGGAGAAGTCTCACATGATGATGAACTTGCCGTCTGGGAGCTATAACAGTTCAGTAACGGCCATTAGTGATGCAAGCAATTACTCGGTTTACACGATCCCTCAACAATACAAGGGTGTAGGATTTTTAATTGCTCGAGTAACTTATCAGAATTCCTCTGCGGGAGGAGGAACATGGACAGCTTCACAGGTTCAGGATCTTCGAGGATACGCACCAAACCGAACTGCCGGATCGGGATCCGGAGGAACGGCCGTCAGCACCTTCTTGGATCTCACCGATACACCGAGCGGTTACAGTGGAGAAGGAGGAAACATTGTTCAGGTAAATTCCGGAGAAACAGCGGTGGAATTTGTTGAGCATATCTATGGCGAACTTTACGACACGGTGAAAGCTACCGTCAATACAGCCTCCGGGTGGACTGACTTCACGGGGATGTTCGAAGGGATTTCAAACGGAGTTACGCTTGGAGGAACGAACGGAACGATTCAAGTTGATGATGCGGGACATTACGAACTCTCGGTGAGTGGCTCAATAAAGCTCCTGACGGCCGGGGATGTAATTGATATTGCGATATGGAACATGACCGATTCAAAAATTGTATTCCGGGTTCAGGTAAGCGATGCATTTGCGACATACATGCCATTCAGTTTTAGTAAGTTTATCGAGGACAGTTCCGGGGATGAATTCATAGTAAGATTCGATATCACAGGAGGGACAACGGTTGATGTTCCATACATTCATTTTTCAGCCAAACGATTGAATTAATTTGTACGTATCATAAATTTGTTAGAAATTTGAAAATAAAAAGCTATGGCAACAGTATATTCATTTATCCCAGTAAACGATTACACTTTTCAGTTCAAGAAAACTGTTGATGCAGTTGATGTAATTGACATAAACCGTAATAAGGGTGATTATGCAATAAGGGGTAAAGATGATGAAGATGGTAATAAACGAATTACCGTAAAAGGTAAAACAACCAAAGAAGGTTCACCACTTATCACCGAAATTCTGATGAGTGAAATTGCAATTGATACGGTTGTTGAGACTGATTATGATGATTTTATAGAAGCACTTTCACTGGTTATAAAGCAATTCTAATGGCTTACACTTACGAATTTTCGACGTTAAATTCTTATGGATTTGAACTTGTTGTTAATAAGGATTTATCACCCGTTCAGTCTGTCTATAGAGGTTTAGGTGAGTACAGTATAAGAGGTAGAGAGAATGAGGATGGTGATATTATTGTATCTATTCTATCCAAAAAGCTTGTATATGGTATTAATATCCGGAACACACTTTTGAGTGCAATTGAGGTTGATGGAACCGTATATACTGATTTGGGTGATTTCATTGAAGCTTTGGATCCTATTATAAACATTCCTGTTGGTGGTTTACCTCCATTGTGGGTTTCAAGTGTTGTGCAGTACTTGGTTGCTCAGGGGGTTTATAATTCTATTGAGAAGGTTTACGAATGGGTTGATAGAAAAGGTACAAGATCAGGGATAATACATGGTGGATGGTGTTATCTTGGAGATGGTACTGCTGAGTTGCAATTTGGTGCTGGTTTTGAATCAAAGTCGTTGACTTATTATGATGGTAGTTCAGATCAGGTAGATACAACTGATGTAAGTGGAAATTGGATAGTTCCCAATACAGTACAAGCTTCCAATATTCGAATTGAGGGTTATGTGTTCTGGTGTCAGGAAACCAAGAACAACGGACTAAGCTCAACCTCTTATTCTACCACAAGTGGGGTAACTGCAACAATAGCCAATGCAACGCTGGCTAGTTTTCATTTAAAAGATATTGATCATCCTTCATTCGTAGATACTGTTGGTTATGCTACTAAATCTGGTGTGGATGGTTTAATTCCTTTGGATTCTAACAATGAAAGTGTTGTTGTTTCACCGGATGAGACTAACGTTGGAAGGGTTAAATTAAATTGCAAGAGAGTCCAGAACTGGGGATTGCAGGGAACGTCTGGAACAACAAGGGCAGTCAATACCGGGACCACAATGACAGGTGGTTCTTCTTATGTGTTTAACTACAAATTCAAGACTCCTGCTTCTCTCGCAACTGCTCAGTGGTTGTTTGGTGCATTTGACACGGCCTTGGGTGGTATTTCTATATACACTACTGCTGCTGGAATTGTAAGGATTCAATCTAGTTCAAAGGGTAGCGGTGACACGAATGTTCAGACAATAATTACCTTATCTGTATCTACCTGGTATGATGGTACGTTCACTTATGATGGTGCAACCGGAGATTGGGGTGTTAGCTTTAATGAGTTGACTGATTCCGGAGTTGCTGAACTTGAAGTTTGGGCCGGAGAGTCAGATAAGACGCTGGCTTGCATGAACCAATATGTTAGCAAGAATAATTCATCCGGTTCATTATTTGATTATTGGAATGTTGTTAAGGATGGTACTAAGATCATTGAGTATTGGTTCTCAGAAGGTGCTGGATCTGACACTACTTATAATCGTGCCAATGAGGGTGTAAATGATGGAGCTCTTGATAATTTCACAATAGCAACTGATTGGGCAAAGGATGACAAAACAAGTTCCTTCAATCTGGATTACGGATTTAGTGACAAGTTAAGATGTCGGACAGCAGGAACTGCTTACAAAGTCAACACTAATGCTTACGGATTAGTTTTTGATGGAGTGATCAATTCAACATCTGGTGCAGCATTTACTTTCCAGTTTAATTCAGATGGTACGACGACAATAAATAATGGATATTTTGGTATTGTATCTGGCGCTATGGCGTTGAAGTTTTGGCGTAGGGTTGGAGCTGGTTTAGTAGCCATGTTTAGTACTGTTGATGCTTACATTACGGCTGATATGGATTACAGGATACTTGTATTTAGAAATTCAGTTCTTGATGAATATGTAACAGGGGCAATTGGAACTTTTGCTTTTTACATCCAAGGTAAAACTAAGTCAATTACTGATACTCATTATACTGCTCCTGATTTAACAGCTATGGAGTTAGTGGTAGCATCTACAGGAACCAATCCAATAACCGACAATACTTACACTACTTCAGCTTATTATTTGGCTAATGTTGGCGTAGCGGATGTATTGAAAAGGTTAAGGATTGGGTCTGGTTATTTTTCTCTGAATGATTTCACTAACGGCACAGGTGTTTATGATCAGATATTGATTCCTTCGCAAATAGCTACTCCAAGCAAGGATGTATTAGGATACAAGCTTACTAATCCTAAGATATCTGTTGATGATTTCCATAATGGTTCAGAAACAGAAGCGCTACAATATTCCTCTCCTGAAATGTTTGTGGCAGATGAGGACAATAATTGGTATGATGTATCTGGTAATCCTGTCAGTAACAATTATGCAGCCATAAAAGCGATGACAGTTAACCCAACCTACTCAGATATTACAGATTCGATTGATATAAAGAAACAAACCCAGTACGATGCAGCACTCACAGGAGATGCTAAAACCAGTGCTGATAATTACTTTGGGAAATGATACGGATAAAACTACATAAGGACATGTTCGGACTTGGCAATGCTGCCTGTGAACAATTTGTGATCGCATTTTCACAGCTTGAGAAGTTGAGATATACCCAAACCTTTGAAGGTGACTTTAATGTTTACACAGGGAGAGGAAACCACAACCCAGTGAGCAAAGAGAGTCTAATGATTTATCAGAGTATCCCAGGAATGATTATTGAATCGAATGAATATGGTTTCATTATTCCTGAAATTACTGCTCTGGTTCCAGTTGAGTTTCCTGATTCATCTATTAATACAGGTACAGAAGAAGCACCTGTGATGGTTCAAAAGACATGGGAAGAATACACTATTTGGAAAGAATGTGATGGTGGTTATTTTGTTCACATAGGAATTAAGAAGAACGGGAACTTTTACGATCTTCCCGGAAATGAAATTCACCGTATCTATTGGGATCACTTCGGTTTATCTAATATAGTTATAGCGAAAGATATTGCCAGCTCTGGCGAAGTGTAAACAAATACTAAAATGTTCAACCCTAATATCAAACTAATGGCACAAAGCAAAGCAAACTTGTATTCATTAGGCAAAGGAATAATAGCATTACTACTGTTGGCTACCGGATACTTGATCAAGGAAGAAATATCTGACACTAAGTATGAGCTTCGTGAATTCAACAGCAACATAAAGGAGACAACCATTGAAGTGAAGGAAACCAGAGTAATGGTATCCAACCATGAAGTTCAATTAGGCGAAATCAAAGAAGAACAAAAGGAGATTAAAACAGATATTGGTGTTGGTAAGCAAGCGATTCAGAACAATATGATCAACATTGTGGAAAACAGGAACGATATTGAGATATTGAAAACAAGTAGAAGATGAAAATAATATAGACATTTACTATATTTACATAATAACATCATGAGTGAAGCATATTACATATCAATAATTGGAGTAGTTCTACACTTCGGAACCGAGCTTGTCAATGCGTTCATGAAGAATGATTTCAAGATTTCAATATTTGTTAAAAGAAACCTTCCAGGATTCATTTTATCTCTATTTACAGCACCTTTGGTTATTTTCCTACTATGGGAACCAACGGTAACAGATAAGGATATATCAATGATTGTGGAAAGAATGGGTCCATTCACGCTTGGTTACTTCTCGAACTCAATACTTACCAAGGCCGTTAAAATGGCAAGGAACGCAATTGATAAAAAATTAGGCAATGTTAAAACCGATTGATATAGCATTTGGAGAATATGGAGTTAAGGAATATCCGGGAAAACAACACAATCCAAGGATACTGAAATACTTCCATGATATTGGTTTTGAATGGGTACAGGAGGATGAATTAGCCTCATGCGCTGCATTTGTTAACTGGTGTTTACTTAAGGCTGGTTGTGTCGGAACTGGTAAACTAAATGCACGTTCTTTTATTGATCTGGATAATCATGTTAAAGTTCCTCAGTTCGGAGATATTGTTGTGTTTTGGAGAATTTCACCTAATAGTATCTATGGCCATGTTGCATTCTTTGTGAATGAATTAAACGGATTCTACAACTGTCTGGGCTCAAACCAAAGCGATCAGGTAAAAATATCATCATACCCAATAACCAAGAAGTTAGCTATCATAAGGCCTATATATGGATAAATCACAGTTCAGAAAATTAACAGAAGATGTATTATGTAGAATGGATTTGTTTTCTGTTGATGTTGTGAACTTAATTCTGGCTACTGCAGCAGTTGAAACAGACTTTTGTAAAACATTAAGAAATATTGATGGTCCGGGGATGGGTTTCTTTAATATGACTCCAAAGCAATTCATTAACATTTGTGACAAGTATCTAAAATTTCATAAGGATATTCATGTGAGAGTGCTGAAAGTGGCAAATGTGAAGTATCTCGACCATAACGATTTGATGACTAACTTTGTTTTACAGATTATCTTCATAGCACTACACTACACCAGGGTTGACAAACCGTTTCCAAAAAACAGAAATGAGTATGCAAAGTTCTGGAAAGACCACTATAACAATAAAGGAAGTGTTCATAAGTTCATGAATCAATACCGGTTGTATGTGGTCTAAGTTGGTAAAATTATATCTTTGGCTTAAGCCATTATTAGTAATCATATTAAAAACTTTAGACATGAGTAAAGAAAGAAAAGGGCTATTTTCTCCATTGCATGAGAAGCAATTCGCCCAAATGCTGGATGACATTAAGAAATTTGATAATCCCATACTTGAAATGGGAGATGGTAAGGTTGCACATTTGACAGTGATGTTCATTGATAATGTGTTGCTTGAAAAAATCCCTCAAGAGTTTCAGAATCCATTGGAGCCTATTATTGACAAGATTTTTGAAGGTAAAAGGGAAGAAGCATTGGATTTGTTAACCGAGTTTATGAATGGTGAAATAGATATTCAGGGAGTTAATGAAGAATTTGAAGCAAATTTGATTCGTTCCGCATTGGATCTATTTGCATTAGCAATAATGAAATATCTGGCGAAGGTTGGATAGTTTTTCATGTGATTATTTGGGGGCCCGGTGCATATTGTACCGGGTTTTTTTGTAATGTTTCCTTTATTATGTCGTCAGTATAATGTAATCAAACACAATCAAGATGAAAAATTTAAAGTTAGGGATGATGATGCATCCTCAGAGCGGAAAAGAAGTTGATTCTATCGTTATATGTGGAGTCGAGTTTATATACTCAGACAAGAATGGTTATCAAAGATTCCGTCTGGCGCCTATTGATTTTGCAAAAAAAATAATTAAGACATTCCCTGCAAAAATATCAAGCACAGGAAAGATTGTTTACATGGAGAATCGTCTTATCAGTAAAACTGTTCTACTCAAATGGCACAGGCTTAGTGATAATACAATAGAGTTAGCAATACATGATTGTGGTCATGTATGGAGTTCAGAACCGATTACGATAGAATATTAAAGTACAGGATATATTTTATGAAAACAGAGTTAATGGAAATTTATACTTGTGAATTTTGTAGCAAGTATTACAAGCAAAAACATCGTTGCTTGAATCATGAAAAATTATGTAAAAGTAATCCTGAGAACCAAAGAAAGTGCATTAGTTGTACACACTTAGAACAAAAATCAGACCGTATTGAGGGTAGTGGTGAAACACTTGATTTCGAAGTTAAACTACTATATTGCAAAGCAAAAGAGCATTTTGTTTATTCTCCTCAGTGTGATATAAAAGGCAATGTAATTGATATTGGTGAAATCAATGTTGTTATGCCAAAGGAGTGTGATCAATTCGGAGACTATGTTGATAATCTTTCTTATGGTGATGTAATATAAATTACTAACTGTCGTCATCTTCTAAACCAACACATTGAAATAATGATAGTATCAGTTGAGAGCATAAAAATCACCGAATTAGAAGAAGGAACATTTCTGAATACAGTAGCAAGGGAAATCTTTAATGATTGCGATGGTGACAGAACCAACATAAATCAGGACTTCGATATTGATGAAAACACGCAACTTCACGTAGAAGGGTATGTTGAAATTGAATCAGAGTTTGACACTGAATCCGGAACCGGGGCAAGAATCATTACACATATTGAAGTGTCTACATCATTCGAAGCGTGGGTAATGTTTAATGGTGAATCGGTTGAAGCCACTATCAACAATGACAATGAGGACTTTTATGTTGCGGAACTCGAAGACAAGGTGAAAGAGTTAATCAAAGACTGTTAATTATTAGTAGTTTCAGGTTATGAATTTGAATATATTATCCTTATTTGACGGCATGTCGTGTCTCCAGATTGCACTGATAGAGTCTGGTTATACGGTTGCAAAGTATTATTCATCCGAGATTGATAAACATGCAATTAAACAAACTCAATTTGTATTCCCAGATACAATACAGGTTGGAGATGTTGTTTTTTTGCGCAAGGCAATGACCTGGAAGGATTCGACTTATTTCAAGTATTTAGAGTCTGAATTTATCTCAGAAACCAGTAAAGATAAAATGGTGTGGCTTCGTAATACTGATTGGTCTTTTATTGATCTTATTGGGGCTGGAAGTCCTTGCCAGGGCCTCAGTTTTGCTGGTAAACAATTGAAATTCGAAGATCCAAGATCCAGACTATTCTTTGAGTTCGTGAAGATATACCGGTATATCAAGAAGTGTAATCCTGACGTGAAGTTTCTACTTGAGAACGTGGCTATGGATAAACAATCACAACGGGTTATTAATGATCTATTGGGATTATTCCCGGTGAAGATAAATAGCGAATTGGTTTCTGCTCAGAATAGAAAGCGTTTATATTGGACTAATATTAGAACCAGAAAACAGGGTTTATTCGGGGATAATTATACTGATATTCCACAACCTGAAGATGAAGGTATATTGCTAAAGAGTGTTTTAGAAGATGATGTGGATGATAAATATTACATCAGTAATTACAGGCTGGGAAAGATACTAAAGGAGAAACCAAGAATCAATCCTGACAAATCATACGCATTAACTCAAAAGAATAATAACCCAACTCAAGCCAGGGCAAGAGCAACAACGCTCGTTGGTGTATTAAACGACAATGGTGTTTTACGTGAATCCCAAAAGTCTACATGTATAGATGCTAATTATTGGAAAGGTATGGATAACCACGCTCAGAGAACTAATATATTTCAGATATTGAAAGATAAAGATGTTCTCTGTGTTGCAATGAGAGGTCGTAACCCCGAGGATCCAAGTGACAGAACACCCGGAAATCCAACAGAACAAAGATTGGAGCCAAAAACAGATGGCAAAACCAACTGTATTACAAGTGTTCAGAAAGACAATCTAATATTACAGATGCCTCATGGTTACAATAAAGGCGGTGTGTTTGATGAAAAGTCACCTACGGTACTAAGTAGTTCCTGGGAACACAATAATCTAGTGATGGGTAGTTGTAGACTAAGAAGGTTAACCCCACTTGAATGTTTAAGATTGCAAACAATTCCGGATTGGTATAAATTTGACCCAAATATCAGCGAAACCCAACAATATAAAATGATTGGTAACGGCTGGACCAATTCAGTAATCATACACATTCTGAGCTTTATGTAGTTCTGTGTAATGATTCCCTGACTTATTCGTCAATAATTAAACCACAAATATAAAAAGATGGATAAATTACCGAACATCCAAGATGTTTATTCTGGTGACATTGCTACGAAGAGCAAACATAATGAGTTGAATATCTTGTTGAATCAGCCGCCTATGGCTAAGTGGATCAAGCAGCATCCTATTCACAATGTAGGATATATCCCGATTGAAAGGATTGAATATCTACTTACTAAGATATTTGTCAACTGGCATGTTGAAATCAAGGAGATTAAGTTGATTGCCAATAGTGTTGTTGTACATATTCGATTATACTATGATGATCCTGTTACTAATACTGAGAAATGGCAAGACGGGGCAGGAGCCCAACCATTACAGACCGATAAAGGATCAGGAGCTATTGAGTTCAATAATATCAAAGCTAATGCTGTTCAGTTAGCAGTACCAGCAGCAGAGTCGTATGCCATTAAGGATGCAGCTGAGAAGATGGGTAAACTATTTGGGAAGGACTTGAACCGGGATGAAAGGATCAATTACGATCTTAGTGTAATTGGAAATATCGAAAAGAACCAGATTAAGAAGGAAGTTGAAGAAGCACTGAAAACATATCAGGACGATGAAGGCAGAGAAAAGATTATTGAACGTTTGCTTGTAGCTGAAGGGCAGTCAAACGAACTTGAAGTATTTAAGGAAATTAAGAACGAACTAATTAAGTCAGTATAATGATAGATATAGAGTTTCTAAAAAGCAGACCACTGAGCTATTCCAGTCTAAAACAGTTCAAAAAGTCACCGAAGCATTATATACACTACCTGACAAGCCCAAGAGAATATAAGACAGCTTATGCGATGGGGAATCTTATCGACTCTATGTTACTTCAGCCAGAAGAAGTTGATAAGAGGTTTCTTATTCAGGAGTTGTACAAGGGTACGGGATCTGTTGCACTTAACAATGAGTTAAGAATGGTTGCTCAAGCTGAAAATAAGGAGATTATTTCTCCAAAGGACCATGCCATTGCTGAACAATGTGTAAAGTCAGTCCTTGAGCACAAGTTAGCTTCAGAGTTGTTGGCTAATCGAAAGGATGTCCAGAAGGAGTTGCAGTTTAAGTACACAGGTGGAATACCATTCAGAGGGTTCCAGGACTTTGGTAGTCACCTTGATCGTGAAGATAATGGACACATGAAAAGGCAGGAAATTATTGTTGATCTAAAAAGTGCAAGATCAGCAAAGCCAAGAGATTTCATGAGAGATGTAGCCAGTTACGAATACCCGTTACAACCTGCTACTTACTTGAATTACTACAAAAGAAAGAGATGGCAGTTCCCGGTATTCTATTGGTTGGTAGTTGAAAAGACAGAACCATTTGGAGTATCGGTAATCAAGTTCGATGACAAGGATAAGGAGAACGCCATGATAGAGTTTGATCTACTTGTTAAAGCTTTCAAGTATTGTATGAAGCATGATCTTTGGCACATGGGTTATGACTTTTGGCTGTTTGATACTCAAGAGTCCCACAATGAATTGGTGCCAAAATGGTATGATAGATTTGGACATGTGGTTGATTATGAAGAATAAATTACAACGGTTTGGCTATGATTAGTAGCCGCTTAAATTCACAAATATTTCAACTTATAAATAAATTAAAGAATGAAAAAGATTTTAATCATCGACATTGAAACTACTGGTTTCAGTCACACAAAAAACAGCATTATAGAGATAGGAATTGTAAGTCTGGATCTTGATACAGGTGATATCAGGGTTCTTTTCGACCATATATTACACGAAGAGAAGACAACACCCGAGGAGGTTGAAAAATCCTGGGTAATTGAGAATTCAGGTATCACTGCATTGATGATTCATCATAGCCCTAAGCTCTCACATTTTAAAGAGCATATTCAGTCAATTATTGAAATGTATCCATTAGGATCTACGGCTTACAATAATCAATTTGACTTCGGATTCTTGGAAGACAGGGGATTTAAATTCCCTGTTAAGCTACCTTGTCCAATGAAGCTATCAACTGATATTTGCAAGATACCGGCGAAGTATGGTAAGTCTGGTTACAAATGGCCTTCATGTGAGGAAGCATACAAACACTTTTTCCCGGATGAAGATTATGTGGAGCAACACCGAGGGGCTGATGATGCAGTTCATGAGGCTAAGATTGTGAAGGAATTGTATGATCTAAAAATATTCAAGTTATAACATATAGTTTAGTTGGATATTAGAATTATATCCTTACATTTGAATAGGCAAAAACATTTAGACGTTCTCATGAAAACAATTTATAGAAAATAAACACGGTCAACCCCGGATACCTTCGTCTGAATGTATTGCCTACCGGGGTTGTTTCCGTGCCTAATTTAGGCGATTATGGCAAAAGAACTTCCTTACTTTAGATTTACTGCATCGGAATGGCTCAATGATGATATAAGCCTTGAATCGTATGAATTAAAAGGGTTATTTGTTGATATATGTGCATTTTATTGGTTTAAGGATTGTAGTATTGATTTAGCATTGATCAATAAACGCTTTAGCAATGCTAAGATTTTGCTAGAAGAATTAATTAAGCTAAATATTATTAAGAAAAATCAAGATGATTCTATAACAATAAAATTCCTTGACAAGCAGTTCGATCTACTATCTGGAAAAAGAAAGAAACGCTCAGAAGCTGGACGTATTGGGGGTCTGAAGAGGTCAAGCAATGCTAGAATTTTGCTTAAGCAAAAACGTAGCTATAAAGATAATAATAAAGATAAAGATAAAGATAAGAGGATAGCTAAATTCCGACTAAAGGTCTTGGAATTTAGACCCCAATATCCTGATTTAATGTTAAAAGACTTTTTCGAATACTGGACAGAATCCGGTGATGATGATATAAAATGCAGATGGGAAAAAGAAAAAAGTTTTGCCATATCTAGAAGATTATCAACATGGAAAAAGAATATATCTAAATTCAATAACTCTGAACAAACAGAAATATACAAACCTAATTATGTCAAAGACGACTGATGAAATAAATACTGAATATGGGAAAGTACCACCACAAGCAATAGATATTGAGGAAGCTGTTCTTGGTGCTATAATGATAGATAATGTAATTGATACAGTATCATTCCTAACTACGGGGTGTTTCTATGTTGATTCACACCAGAAGATTTTCCAATGCGCTTTAGATATGCATTCTGAGAATAAGAATATCGATATTTTAACCATAACAGAAGGATTAAGAGCGAGAAATCAGCTTGATTTAATCGGTGGTGCTGTATATATTACAGGTCTAACAAGGAATGTAATGTCATCCGCTCATGTTGAATATCATGCTAAGATTCTTTATGAAAAATTTGTAAAAAGGGAGTTCATTAGGTACGGTTCCGAGCTTCAACAAATATCTTACGATGACACAGTTGACCTGCAGCATATAATTGATTTTGCCGAGTCAAATCTATCTAAGATAGTTAATACCGATACAACGAATGAACCTGTGAAACTTATCGTTGAAATGCTAAAACTAACCGACCAACTTGAAAAGCAAGAGAAGAATGAAGGTGAATTAATTGGGATACCTTCTGGAATTGTTGACTTAGACAGGGTTACTTCCGGATGGGAAGAGGGAGATATGATTGTGATTGGTGCACGTCCATCAATGGGTAAAACAGCTCTGGCAATTCAGTTCGCAATCAATGCCATTAATATTGTTCCGGTTTACTTCGTGTCTCTGGAAATGACCAATATCCAACTCACAAAAAGGATACTAGCAAATGATAGTGAGATTAAATTGAGTCGAATCAATAATGCAAGTGATATTGATTGGGTCGCTGTTGAAAAGTCAGTTAAGAAACATGAGGATTCCCCATTATATTTGGATGACTCAAGTACTATGTCGGCAACTCAACTGAGATCCAAAATAAGAAAGATGAACCGTAAATTTGGAGTTAAGTTGGTGATTATAGATTATCTACAATTGATGAGTTCTTCCAGATATAGTGAACCCAGGTTAATAGTTCAGGAATGTAGCAGAGCGATTAAGCAAGTAGCGAAGGAACTTAAAATATCGATTATTGCATTAAGCCAGTTGAATCGTGAAGCTGAAGGGGTAATTCCTAAAAAGAATATGTTGAAAGAGGCCGGTGATATCGAACAGGATGCTGATAAAATACTTTTTCCAGTAAGGAATGAATCTCTTAATAATTCATACGATAGTGAAGCACCGGGAATGATAATTGTGAGCAAGAATAGGAACGGTAAAATAGGTGATGTTGATATAAATATATCAGAAGACAAAACACGATGGTCAGATTTTAATACTTATGAAGAAGAGATACAAAAAGAACACCCAAGAATCGGGTTCCATGATGATGCCCCGTTTTAGTCTTAACCAGATGTTAGAAACCGGATTAATACCGAATATAAAAAAGATTGTAATGAAAAATAAAGTCAATCGTATTAATAGTAACAAAAAATAGTCAATATGATTCTAGGATTCACTAAGACAATAAGCACTCCAAATGGTATAGTCAAGACGGGTTTTGTTGATAAAATCAATAAAGGTATTAAGCTTCATACTGTCCGAGTTGATGAACTTGAATGGTTTGCAATAAATGATGGATTTGATACTATGGATAAGTTTTGGGATTGGTTCGATCATCTACAGCCATTCAAAGGAAGGATTATTCACTGGACAGAATTAAGATACTAATGACATTCGACACATCAGGATTCTACAAGGATAGGATTAAGCATATTAAGGAAAAGTTAGAAAACGATCCAGACAATGAAGAATTAAAGCATAAGATTGCATTTTCAGAGCAATGTTTGAGACAGTTTAATCACAGTGAGAATATCAGGAAGAAGAATGAGGAAATCAAAAAAAGAAGGAGATGAATATTGATCTAATAATTGGTATCGATCCCGGCAAAACCAACGGATCTATATCACACACAAGGGATTTTATTGAATTAACCTCTGTTAAAATGCCAATTGCTTATAATGACATGAAAGGCTATTTCAAACACTTAAGAAGTATTTCTGAGAGTCCAATTGCAATTGTTGAACAGGTGAATATGTATCCTGGTGATGCAGCTAATATTGGCAAAGCGATGCAATTACAGAAGCTATTCAGGCATTACCAACAAATATTGGATGCTTTAGAGGATACTAAGATTAAATACTTGACTGTGATGCCTTATTCCTGGCAGAGTTATTTATCAATCCATCAGAAGAATGAAGAATATAGCGACAGGAAAAAGAGATACAAGGTAATTGCTGAAAAGAAATTTCCAATGATTAAGGTAACGCAGAGAAATTCTGATTCTCTTCTTTTGGCTCACTTTCTAAAGCTTAAAACTATACATGATGAAAAATGGATACTCCAAAATCTAAAAGGTGAGAGATCGTTTGAAATTCAAAAACAAATTAACTTCTAAAATTATGGATGTAAATAATACAGCAAATTTGTATCAACTTGCAATGAGATATCTGGGGAACCATGAAGATTGTCAGGATGTTGTTCATGATGTGGTGATTAAAGTTCACTTATTACCGAATAAGCGAAACAATGAAGCGTATTTGTACACAGTGACTAAGAATCTATGTCTTGACCGGATAAAGAAAAAGAAACCTGAGTTGATGGAAGTTTTACCTGTCCGGTCTTGCGTGATTGATTATGATTCAAAAGAGGATATGGATATTGTAAAAGATTCTTTACATGTGTTATCGAGCGATTCAAGGACTGTATTTGAATTAAGATTTCTGGATGAGTACAGCAATGAAGAGATTGCAGAAATGCTGGATTTGAATGTGAATACTGTCAGGGTGAGTCTATCCAGGAGTCGTTCAAAGATAAATCGTTGTATTAACGAATTGCATAAATATCATGTTGAAGCGTAACGGGATAGATAAATCAAGGATTCCAAAGAAAAAGGAAGGTAAGCGAAGGTATCATAGGATTGATGTTGATGAAAGTTACATTGTAATTGTTTACGCGAAGCTTGTTTTCAGGAGAGTAATTGAAGATAATAATACAATTGAAATCAAACCGATTCCATTCACCAAGATTATTCATCGTTCTGAGATATCATCAATCAAAAGATTCTTAAAAGATGAGACCGGATGTGATGATGTTGATTTGCTTTATGAAGATCAGGTGTTGTGAAATAGATTATAA